TTCTTGGCGACCATCGCCACCCGCATTCAGGTTATGCTGAAGGATATCGAGAACCAGCAACGGATGCAGCAGGGCTATGGGGTGCGTTAGTGGGAGCGTGGCGGGATGGACCGGGCCAAAGGCAAGTTCGGGGGTGGCATTTGCGTGGTTTTCATGGGAATTTGGCTATAAGGGACCAGTGCATGTTCACCGCATTTCGTGGGATCGCTAATGACCTACTTCATAATGAGTGTGGAAGACATAGCACTGGTTGCTACCGAGAGTGTGTTTATTTCACCCGATGATGTTCTGCGTACCGATTCTAAATTTTTGTATTTGGGCACTTCTACTCCTACCCTGCTGCCGCAAATCTATTTCATCAGCCCCCGTGGCGGGCCGCTTCCGGCTGATCCAGCGTTGATCTCGCTTGGTCAACTCGATTTGGTGACGACCAAGGGCTTGTTCCGTTCTGGTTTTTATTACGTGTACGAGATTCCGATCGACCTTTTCGAGGTTCGCGGTTTTTGGCAAGTCGTTTGGGATGAAGGCTTGACCGCATCGTTCTACGCCACAAGCGAGCCCCCCGGTCCCGTCGTTCCAATTCCACCCGAGTTGTTGCCTATCAACACCATCCCTCCAGTTATCAGCGGCGCATTTCTTCTGGGCGTGACGTTGAGCGTGACTACCGGGACTTGGTTGAATCATCCATTCGCATTTTCTTATCAGTGGCTGCGCAACTCGGTGCCCATCGTCGGGGCCACTGCCAATACGTATGTGGTGGTCAGTGCCGACTTGGGTCAACTTCTCAGTGTCGTGGTTACGGCGACCAATGAATTAGGGATTGGGAGGGTTACGGTATATTTGGGATCGGTATCGAGCGCAGGTATTTTCACTGTTCCCAACGACCAGTTGGTGCGAACACTATGGGCTGCTTCGACAAATGACTTGCGCTTAGCAAACCCTGCGGCGTCATGGGACGGCACCGACGATCTTGGTTTTCCGCTGCCTGCCGGGACGTATAATCTCAAGTTGCTTCAGCACGGCATCCAGTACAATCTTGACGGCTACATTGGCAACACATCGCCCAATCACACTCATAACTTGTTTTATCACAGTGGCACCGGGCCGCCGAATGCGTTGTGCATTACCAATGCAGGAGAGATTTACTTCTCCATGCAGTACAGCGAAAAATTCCCGGTTGCCTGCTATACGACAACCGCCGATCCGCAGACGATAAACTATATTGGTACAGGCAGCGGTGTTGTTGGCTCCGCAAATTTTACCAGTTTGGGCTCGGTTTGTACCGACAACGTTAATGTTTATTGGTTGTTCGCGCCAATAAATTTCGGTAGCAACGGTATCTTTGCCACCAAGATTTCTGACAAATCGCAGGTTATTTATACCAATAATCATCCTGGTGGCATCTTCACGCCATATGGTGCTGGCTGCGCTAGTGCTTTCGGCGTGACTACCGACTTTTGTACCGGATTAGCGGTGCAACAGAGTGGCAATTACCTGTTCGGAACTTATAACGTCACTGGCAACATTATCACTTATAACAAGACCACCGGGGCAATTCTGCATACGGTCACTCCATTGGCGCATGCTGCTCGATGCGTGCTTAATCCTACCAACGATAATGAGCTTTGGGTCGATTACACGGTTGGCGGTTCGTTCATTGACGCAATCGCCAAGTGCAGCGTTGATGGGGCAGGAAATGTTACCGTCACCAGCACACGCATCACTGGACTTGCAAATCATTTGGGCATGACGATCTCCCCCGATGGTTCGACTTTGATTCTCATGGATGGCACTGGTGTTTACAACGCGCAGCAGATCAAGGCGTTCAATACCTCCAACGGTAGTGTCAAGACTGCGTGGGGCAATAACGGCACATTCGGCGATCTCGGCGGTTACGCCAATGGCCCGGCGGTCAGTCAGCATAGATTTAGTTTTGAGAGCGGATTCTGGACCTTCAGCGGCAGCCCTGGTGCCATTGCCTATGTCCCGGCCGATGGTTCGTTCTGGGTAGCGGATGGCGGCAATGCTCGCGTGCAGCATTTTTCTGCTGGCAACTCGCCAACATATATCGAGCAGATGGCTTGGATGCCCGGATTTTATTCGGTTAACGTAGCACGTAACGAGCCTAGTCCCAGTGCATTTGCCCAGCATCTCGAATTTGCAATTGATTATACCAAACCACTTTCGCCAACTAACGGCTCGTGGAAGCTGCTCAACAATTGGGGCCAGTTATTTCAGTTTCTTACTGATGGATTTACTTGTTTTCAATACGTGGGAACATACAGCAACGGACGCCGTTACTGCACGCTCAATGCGGGTAGCGGCCGAGAAATTTTTGAAATGCTGCCGACAGGATTGCGCGACACCGGACAGACTTACGCGGGGAGCCTCACCGGCGCGGCGACGTATCTTGAATCAAATACCATGAATCGTAAAGCGCAGAGCTACAATTTGAGTCCTACTTTCCCTAATCCTCCAACTGCTCAAGTGCTTCTTTATGAAGAACCTATGCTGGGATTCGATTCCAACAACAATCCGGTCTTTGGAACAGCTAGTGCTTTGACTAGCCAGACTGTGAATCTTTCTGGCGAATTCATTCCTGGTATTTCTTCATTTCCGGTGCCTAACACGATAAACAGTTTTGTTGTACCTACCGACACGTTAGCTAATGGAGCAATGCCGGTTTTTTCTCCGGGGGCTTTTTATATTCCGCCCAATAATTACCCTAGACTCGGCGGGCTAAATTTATCCGATGGATCGGTTAAGTTTACTTGTTATCCGGTTGCACCCATTACCAATGGCGGATTTGTCGCTGGATTTAATTCTTTTTCGCTCCGTTTTTGCGACCCACCATTCTTTCCAAGCGGGTGCGGGTCCAACAATTCGGGCGGTTCGATCCAATACATTCCCGGAGATACGCACTTTTTTACTGGTTTTCGTGGCGAGCAGTATATGGGAGGGCAAGCCAATGAGTGGTCGCATTGGCATCAGAGCGGCTTGCTGCTTAATCGCTTCGGTGCAGGCGGCGCTCCGTTGCTAGAAGGAACCAGCGCAGAACAGTTTCCGCGCGGGCATTTAAGAGTTGATGTCAATACGATGTTGCCGAATGCTCCTGGAATTCCCAATTGGGTTCAATTGCATAAGGGGAATCCCAAGCTTACCGGTAACAGTGCATGGGGCGGCATAGCTCTCGTTAATGGTGTTTATTATATTTATCATGGCGATGAATGGTACAACGCTTCGATCATGCGCTGGTCGATTTCGGGTGTTAACACGATACAGATCAGCCAGCAGAGTGTGACATACAATGGTGCGCCGACTTTTACCAATGACTTCACCGACCCGTTGAAATATCTACCGACAGGAATTTTCAATCCGAGTGCGAGTAGTGGCGGTTGGACTCTTAGTCCGCCGCCAACTTCTCAACCCCCTATAACTTTACCTTGGTGGCGCATCTACACCAACGGCATTGTTGCCGATATTCATCTATCACCGGATATTGTTGTCGAGTTTGTCGCGGCTGGTGCGGTCGAAGGCAATTACACGGCATATGCCAATCTCACGCCTGGAGGGGGTAGTTGGTCGATTACCGGTACGCTTTATGCATGTCAAATATCTACGAAATCGGGCCTTCCTGGGATTGATGATTATCAATTATTTTTCCAAGTCCTGGACAATACCGGCAAACGAATTATTCGCATTTTAATATGGCAGGCGGGGCTCGCTGATGCTGGAATGGATGTCAACGATGTTACCATCACGCCTGGGTTTCCTGTTATCGGACCTGAATCTACGTCGCAGGATTGGGTTAGCTACGTTGCCTACCCGCAACCGTTCAGCATCAGTTACAATTCCGGTACCGGTTTAATGAGTGTTAGTTACGGCAACAATACCCCTGTTGCCAGTGCAGTCGGTCCGTACACGACTTCGGGTGTCGGCGTCTACGATGTTGGCGCCAATGGTGCAAATCCCACCAAGTTCGGATTTAGCGGCATTGCTGGAGCCGGTACGACGGGCGGACCTGCGGTCACAGCCATTAGCGGCGTCAAGATGACCGGCATGACGATAAATTACACGCCAGCAGCCAATCCAAGTTTGTTTACGAACGCCCAGACTTTTTTCGTTCCGACTATCGACTTGGGGCAAGCGGCATCGTGGAAGGACAATGTCGTCAACAACGGTGGTACGGTCTCGGCTGGGCGGTTAACATTGGTTAACAATTTGATTACCGGTCTAGTGAGTGATGGTGTGTGGAGCAAGCTTGATCGGCTGTGGTTGCACGCAGGCGAGAACCAGCCATCGGCGTTGACCGATCTCGTTGCTTTTGCGCTCGCGCAAACTACCAACTCGCCGACTTTCACGATTGATCGTGGTTACACCGGCAATGGTACGGGCTACATCAATACGTTTTTTGCTCCAGGGACAAACGGCAAGAACTGTGTTTCTGGCAGTGCGTCGATGGGAATCTGGGCCAGGACCGTTGGTGGTGAGGCGTCGGTGAAAGTGCTTGGTGGTACATCGGATACAGGGCCAGCAAATTCGGAATTTTCGATATTCAACCGGCCTGATCTTCCTGCCTGGGAATATGTTTTCCCTGCCGCCCCGTTCACGCTGCTATTTTCTGCCGCGAACACGGCAGGATTTATTTCAATGTCGCAAATCAGCACTGCCATTACGGCTTACATAAATGGAAGTTCTGTAGCTACAGGCACCAGTACGGTGAATGCACTGCCTGCCACTAATATGTTTGTCCTCGCGGAGAACAGTCCCTTTGGTACGTTTCCCACCACTAGCCAAGTCACTGCTTCGTTCTGGGGTGGTGGCCTGACTGCAACGGATATGAGCAATCTCTACACGCGCTTGCAAATCTACATGACGGCAATAGGGGCTTGAGATGGCTGTCGGAAACAACGTTTATCCGCTCTGGAAGCAGTCGATTATGACTGAGGGCGACACCAACAATGGCCTCAATTTGACCGGTACTAATGGCACGTTTTGTCAGCTTCTCAATATTGCGAGCTACACTTATAGTGCTACGCATCAATTTTTTAGCTCGCTGTCCGGTGGTCTTGGGACCGATCAGCAATGCACCACACCAACCATCGTCAACGGGTTGTTCAAGTGTGATAATCTCACTTACACCGGCATCGCCGCAGGCACGGTGTCGGGGCTCGTGTTGTACCGTAAGAACGCTGGAGCCAATACGACTTGGCGGCTTGTGCTCTACGAGGATACAGGGGTGCTTGGATTTCCAGTGGTGGCCAATGGTGCTAATATCATCGTGACATGGAACGCTTCCGGAGTTTTCCAGCTATGACCCTCTATCCGCCAAATAACCCGCTTGATCCACTCACTGTAGTGCCGTCTACTCCCCGTGATGTGTTTATGCGCTGGTCTAGACAAGCAGAAAAAGAAAAAATTCCGCTTGTTGTCGTGGTCGATGCAGCAGCGGCATTGATTATAAATGCTGTTCGACAGGATTATTCGAACTGGCATGATGCCGAGCGCGCCTTTGACGAGTTGTTTGGCCGCATGAAACAGGTTCTCAAGGACCATTATGATGCCAATGGCAGGAAAAAGGGCATTTTTCCTTACGATCAAGAAATTCAAGCTGCCTTTGTGCGTAACAAAAGTAATTTTTTCCGGCAGGAATAACAATGGCTGGCTGGTCAAAAGAGAAGCGCGATCGAGTCGAAGAAGCGTTCTATTTGTTTCTTAGCCATTGCTACATCAACAGCAAGGACGAGGGGCGTATCAACCTTGGTCAGCATCTTTACGAGGGTCAAATCCGCACAATCACCGAGGTTTTTGACGCGCTGGAAGAAGACATTCACGACATTTACATCCTCAAATCACGTCAACTTGGCATTTCAACGGTGGTGCGGGCGCTGATCACTTTCATGCTGGGAGTGTTGCCGGGGCTCAAGGGCGCGATCATCTTCGATACCGACCAGAACAAGACGGAATCACGGGCTGAACTAGAGACCATGATTCACGATCTGCCGCCAAAGCTGAAATTTTCCAAGATCCGCAGCAGCAACCGGACCGGCTTGACGCTTTCGAACGACAGCAAAGTTGCGTTCATGGCGGCGGGTGTACGCAAGAGTAAGACATCAGGCACGCTTGGCCGCTCGCTGGGCTTGTCCTTGGCGCATTTGTCCGAGCTTTGCTCTTACGACAACAAGGCGGGGCTGGAAGCATTTCAGAACTCCTTGTCCGAGACTAATCCTGATCGGCTTTATATTCGTGAATCCACGGCGCGCGGATTCAATGATTGGTGGGAAATGTGGAAGCAGGCCCGCGCCGACGTGCATCACTGTAAGTGCATTTTCTTGGGCTGGTATACGAAACCTTCGCAGCGCATCGACCGGACTGATCTGGATTGGGCGCTTTATGGTGACCAGCCGCCGACCGACACCGAGTTGGAAAAGATCAAGGAGGTCAAGCGGCTTTATAATTACGACATCTCGCCTGAGCAGTTGGCGTGGATCCGCCGCAAGATGGATCCGACTGCGATGAAGGACGAGGAAGGGGATGCCGAGTACGAGGCATCGCCTTTGCGAATACAAGAACAGCCCTGGACCGAAGGCGAGGCGTTCCAGCAGACCGGTGCGGTGTTCTTCGGTGCCAAGGCACTGACGAACATGACCAATGCCCAGATTCAGAAACCGCTCGAACGCTATATGTTCTGGGCGGGGCAAGAATTTTTCGACATGCAGGTGCATCCCGCGCCTAACGCCAAGATGACCGAGTTCAAGGTGTGGGAGTTGCCCGACAGGAATTCGGTTTATGTTCTTGGTATCGATCCGGCTTATGGCGAGAACGAATTTAACGATCGTTCTTCGATCCAGGTGCTCAAGTGCTACGCCGACGGGATCGATCAGGTTGCCGAGTATGCTTGGCCGTTGGTGACGACGTTCCAATTGGCCTGGGTGATCGCGGCAATAATGGGGTGGTACGGCAAGGACGGCAGCGAGGTTCGCTACATTCTTGAACTCAATGGTCCTGGCACGGCAGTGTTCAACGAACTACGAAGTCTACGTTCCAAAATCGAAGGAAGATTAAATTATAAAGAATATGAGGAACGCGGGCTGCAAGACATTTTTCGTAACGTGCGGACGTATATCTACACCCGTGCCGATAGTATGCTTCCCGGTTACAATTATCATTTTATCACACAGACCCGCTTGAAAGTGACGTTGATGGAACGCTTGCGTGATTTCGTTGCAAACGGGCATTTGCGTATTCGTTCGCTTGATACGATTGAGGAAATGAACACAGTTCGGCGTGAAGGCGATTCGATCGGAGCGGAAGGAAGCCAAAAGGACGATCGTGTTTATGCCTTGGCATTGGCGGTGCATTGCTGGGAGGAAAAAGCCCGTCGTTCGCTAATCAACGGGCGGCGAACACGCGAAGCAGAAGCGGCGCGCAAGAGCTTGTCGATGGTCGATCGTGTGGCACTATTCCAGCAGAATCAATTACAATCGTTCTTCGACCGTCAAAAACGCGACCGTCTCATGCTGGATCGCCGCTGGCAGTATGAGAATTGGCGGCGGGCAGGCAGGAGGTACTGATGGCGTCTTTTTCGCTTCGTTGTCCTTTATGCCGGGGAAAATTCCCTTGGGATCCAAAGCTGGGGATGCCCGAGTTTTGTGCCCATTGCGGCGGGCGTGTCGGCAATGACCGTGAGGATGATGATGTCGTGATGCCTTTTATTCGCACCTCGGCCAAGACCCAAGTGGTGGACAAGGTTTACCGTGACATGGAAAGTGGGTCCGAGTTCCGGGCGCAAGAGGCTGCGCGCATGCTCAGTGTGCCGGTGTCGGATATGTCCGCGTTGAAGATTACCAATATGAACGACCACCAAAAGCCCGGTGATCTAGCCGTTCCGCGCGTCGATAACGAGGTTTCGCGCTTCATGGATGCCCACCCTAGAATTTCCGGGTTCAATTCGGAGGCAGCTTTGGCCTATAGTGGGCAAGTGATGACCGGTCCCCAGCCGAATGCAGGGGCGCGAATGCGGACGTTCTTGCAGAATTATCACGGTGAAACCACACACGGGACGGCAGTGAGTGACCGGCCAAGCAACGAGACTTACCAGCCAGGTTACCGACGGAGGGGTTGATGCTCACAATACCGACCGACGAGCGGACCCTGGTCGCTTTTGCCAATGAACTAATCGAACAGTGCCGTACCTCCGTTGGGATGCGAACGGCGTATTGCCGGTTGATGAACGTGATTGCGGAAACCGGCCGCTACGATGGCACCAAGTCATTGCTCAATATGCTTTATATGCACTTGACGCGAAAGACCGAGCATATTTTTTCGCCGGTCGAGCTACGCTTCACGCTTGATTTCGATCGGTCTTATCCCCGGGATATCTACGAGAAGGCGGCAGTTGTCGGTAAGCAGGTCACGCGCCATTGGGATCGTACCAATACTGATTTCTTGTTTCGTGACGGGGTGTTCGAAGCGTTGAAATACGGCGCAGCGATCTTGAAGCAATGGGTGCAAGTCGAGGGTGAGGGACAGACCCCGCATTATTACGCCAAGCTGGTCATGCCGTGGCAGTTTGGGGTCTACAACGAGGCCGAGAACGATATTGCTCGCCAGCCTGCGCTCGTGGAATCAACGATGGTCACGCTGCCCGAGATATGGCGGCGGATTTATCATTTGCCGAATGCGCGCAAGCTTTATGACAAGATTCGCAGCCACGCGATGACCGGCGTGTCGATGTCGGAGCCGCAGAGCTATTTCCATCAGGTACTTTCGACCTCGCAATTGCAAACTGGCATGCAGCAATCGACGCGCCCGCTACCGGGCGGCATCGTGCAACTCAATAACGACCCGAATTATGCGATCATGGGGCCGCAGGTTGCCGCCGACGTGGTGCAAGTGCATGAATTGTGGGTACAGGACTATGACGATTATTCCACGATTCAGTTGATCGAACCCGATATCATCATCTCTCCCCCCGTGGTTAATGGGCACCTGTTAAAGAAAAGCAATCTGCTTGGCGTGAAGGGCTGCAATCCTTACACGCTGATCCAGATGAACGAGGTAACCAACTATTTCTGGGGGCGATCCGAGCTTGTCGATGTGATCGAGCCGCAGGCGTTGCTGTCGGTTTGGCTCGATGATGCCAAGCGGTTGTTTGGCATGCAGATCGACAAGTTCCTGGGGTTTATCGGTGAAGGCGGGTTGACCGATGAAATCTATGCGCAATCGCGTCTGGCCGGTTACGTCAACATGCAGCAAGGCAGCACGATTTCCGATCTGACCCCGGAATTCCCGCCGCAGATGTTGCCGATGCTCGAATTCTTGATCAAGGAAATCAATGTGCTCTCGGGCTTTCCCGAGATCATGCGCGGACAGGGCGAGCCTGGAGTGCGCGCTGGCGTGCATGCCGATACCTTGCTCAAGACTGCCTCGCCGCAATTGCGCGGGCAGGCATTGAAGGCCGAGCGGCAGTGTGCCATGGCGGCCGACCTGACCTTGATGATGAAGGAAGCCAAGGATCCGTCACGCTACTGGGTCAAGGCCGATTCGCCCACTCAAGTCGAGAATACATCGTTCTTCTTGAACGATCTGCCGGATGATTGGCGGGTCACGGTCGATTCGCATTCGTCCTCGCCGATATTCTCCGATGAGAATACGCAGTTGATAATGGCCGGTTTCAAGTTTGGCATTGTCGATGGCGAGTACGTGCTTGATAACATGCCGTATCCAGACAAGGACTTTGCCAAATCGCAGTACCGCGAACGGCAGCAACGTCAACAGCAATCGATGCAGAATTTGATGCAGCAACACCCCGATATTGCCGAGAAGGTCATGACCAAGCAGCTACTTAATCGCCGAAGCTCCAAATGACTTAACTAATTTCGTGAAAATGGCGTGAGCACGCCAGGACTGCTTGTCGTGACATGACGCAAGCTGGGATCGCTTTGCGCCATTTTCTGCGCAAGGTTCTGCGTGCGTTGTTGGTGCAACATTATTTCGACCGCAGCGAGTTTGCTGCGTTCGAGGTCTTCTACAATCCAACCTGAAAGATGCTCGCGCTTGCAATAGAGCGTCTGGCCAAAATCGTCGGTGAGGGTGATGAAATCGAGCGCGATTGTCGATAATGCGCTTATGGCCAGGAGTGCGGCGGCTTCTTCTTTATAGACAAATCGGAATGGGATCGTGCGGACGATGACGGTAATGGCAAACATTCAGCCTTCTACTTTCTTGGCTTGCAGCCATTTTCTAAATTCGTCTTCCGGCACCCTGATGCAATGCTCGCCAATTCGCACGTAACTGGGGCCGTTGCCCGAGACGATTATCGACCACATTGTTTTGTAAGTCAGTTGCAGGACGTTGGCGCATTCTTTGACCGGCAAATAGCGCGGTAAATTAGAGGTTAAAGCGCCCGTTGGGTATTCCTGCATGGATCGTCCTCATAGCACGGAATTCAAAGTAATCAAGCGGTATTTTCTGATGCCTATGTGGTGCTTGCATGGCGTGTGATGTTCGCTGTGCTTGAAACCGATGCCATTCGGGTATCGGTAAGCCCAACCCCTTTTGGAGGCTTCCCATGTTGGAGAAGAACCGTCGCAAGGGCCGCAAGGGCCGGAAGTGATGACGCGTCATCGACGCAAAGGACGCAAAGGTCATCGCTACTGAAACCCGATGCCCGAAGAGTCCGCGCAACAAACCCCAGCCGCCGCTGCACCCGGCAAGTCGCCGCCGCAGGCCCCTATGGGCGTGTCGTCCGTAACTGGACCCACACCCAACAAGGGCTATGAGGCGGCGGCGATTCAACGGCTGGGGGGTGTTGTCAACCAATTGGCTGAGATCCTTCCGCT